CACGCTGACCGGCTGCGGTGTATCAGCGAAGGCATATGCCGAAACAGCTAAAACAGCAAAAGAGGTGTCCTGGATGTTGGCCGACAGAATTGCAGGGTTAAGCCTGAGCGACTGGGCAATTATTGTCGGTATTGCATGCACTGTTATCACCTGTGCAGTGAACTGGTATTACAGGAAAAAGGAAAGGGAGGATCGGCTTAATGGCAATGCCACCAAAGCTGAAGAATAAACTGAGCGCAGCGGTCGTTGGTCTGATTCTTGCGGGGGCTTCCGCACCCGTGATTCTCGATCAGTTTCTGGATGAGAAAGAGGGTAACAGCCTGACGGCATATCGCGACGGCGGCGGAGTGTGGACCATTTGCCGTGGCGCCACGATGGTTGACGGTAAGCCAGTAGTTCAGAGCATGAAACTGTCTGCTGAGAAATGCGCCCAGGTGAACGCCATAGAACGCGACAAGGCGCTGGCGTGGGTAGAGAAAAATATCCAAGTCCCGCTGAGTGAACCTCAGAAAGCGGGTATCGCTTCTTTCTGCCCTTATAACATCGGTCCCGGAAAATGCTTCCCTTCCACTTTCTACAAACGGATCAATGCTGGCGACCGAAAAGGAGCCTGTGAAGCGATCCGCTGGTGGATTAAAGACGGCGGACGCGATTGTCGCCTGACAAAAGGTCAGAAAAATGGCTGTTACGGTCAGGTAGAGCGACGGGATCAAGAAAGTGCGCTGACGTGCTGGGGGATAGACCAGTGAATAAAATATTTGCTGTGTTGCTGCTGGTGGCCGGTGCGTTTCTTGCCGGAAGCGTCTGGAGCGACCGTGGCTGGCAGAAGAAATGGGCGGAACGCGACAGCGCTGAATCCTCTCAGGAAGCTAATGTCCAAATTGTCGCCCGCATTATTGAACAGGGGCGAATTATTGCCCGTGATGAGGCCGTTAAAGATGCACAAGCACAAGCCGCTAAAGCAGCTGCTACTGCTGCTAGTCTGTCTGTTACTGTTAGCCAGTTGCGCAACGAAGCAACCAAACTTGCCATCCACCTGGACGCCGCAAAGCACACCGCAAATATTGCCGCTTCCGCCAGAAGCAAAACAGCCGGAGCCGACGCCACAATGCTTGCCGACATGCTCGGAAGTATTGCAGCAGAAGCTAAATATTATGCTGAGATTGCTGACGACCGCTTCAATGCCGGATTGACTTGTGAAAGCATTTATGGGGCCATAAGGAATACTAATAGTGGACCGCATAGAAATATGCTGAATAAAGCGAAAAATTAAGAGGTTAGTACTTTTTATAGGTACTACATTTGAATTGTCCAATGAATGAAATACGACTCATCCGTGAGTCAAAAATCCCTGACAACTTAGGGTGATAGATAAAGGTCTTAAGCAGCATGGCATAATTTTCAATTTTAGCCATTTAAAATAATTTTTATGTTCAAAATCATGGGTGATTTACTTACAAAACTAAACCTTGCTATGTTTGGTTAATCATGCGTTAATGAATCTCTGGTTTGTTACGAATTTATCTGAAGCAGTCACTGTAATAATTTTATTTCTTGTTCCTGTTGAGATTTCCTTGTTAGCTTTTCTCTCTGATAATTTTTTTCGGACCATTCTGCCCAAGGGCTCACTCAATTAAGGTAATTATTATGTCTAATAAAATGACTGGTTTAGTTAAATGGTTCAATCCTGAAAAAGGTTTTGGGTTTATCACCCCTAAAGATGGCAGTAAAGATGTGTTTGTACACTTCTCTGCTATCCAGAGCAATGATTTCAAGACACTGAATGAGAATCAGGAAGTAGAATTTAGTGTTGAACAGGGACCTAAAGGCCCCTCAGCAGTTAATGTCGTGGCTGTATAAGGGTACTGTTATTACTAACAATATTCACTTCAGATGCCCGTGTTGTCACGGATCTCAGTACAGAACGTCAAGCTTTGATGTTACTGAAAAAAATCCTTTCGGAGCAAAATGTATTTTTTGCAAATCAACAATGATAACATTTGATAATGTTGCACTATACATTCGTTCTAGTCAGACTTCGTTAGATTTTAGAAAATAAATTTCAGGCTCCTTATGGAGCCTTTTTTGTATGCTTAACCGTTCATTTATGTAAGAACCATCACGGTATAATTATGAAAAAAGTAATTGTTTTTTTTAACTCCGAACCAGCAGTAGTTGTATCCGTAATGAAGGGTATTACAACGATAATGCGTGAGTTTCCTAATGGGGAAAAAGCTCATCTACCCGTGATGTCTGCGGGATTTCCATCTCTGACAGGAGACCATAAAATAGTTTATGTAGCCTCCGATCGTGATGTCAGTTCCGAAGAGATTCTCGAAGCAGCATCGAAGCTTTTGAAATGATATCTGATGGTTTCGTTATCGACCCAGATTTCAGTTCAGCGGTTTGTGTGGTTTGTGAGCTATTATTGTATGAGGATTGTACTGCAACCTCTTGATTATTGGGTCTTTCCATTCTATCTTTTAAGCATGTCAGCGCTTTTAAAAGTGCTCCATGGGGAATGTAACATGCCTGGCGTGGATATGTTAGAGATCAAGAGAGGTAAACAATGAACGTTGAAGATTTAAAAAGAAAAACTGAAGCGGATATTTCTGAATTCATTACGAAAAAAATTATTGAACTCAAAAAAAAGACAGGAAAAGAAGTTTCCGACATCCAGTTTACTGCCCGTGAAAAAATGACTGGGCTTGAAAGCTATGATATTAAAATTACATTAATTTAATAGTTATAAGACTCAATTTGAGTGAAAAAGCATTACCTTTCAAGGTAATGCTTTTTTATTTCTGTCATAAAATTAAGAACGTTGTCAAAGCCTTCGCTTCTATGCATAGATTTTCTGCCTTCCTTTTAACGGGGCCTTCTGGCGAGCTCGGCTGTAACGGGCGACAATCGCAGAGGCTCTTTCTATTTATGAAAAAATTCAGCTAACGACCGTTTCCGTTTTCTTTCCTCATACTAAAAAATTTGTATCTAATAAACAGGATTATACCGATGCCAGCACGCGCTAAACGCCCATGCCGACACAAAGGGTGTGCGGCAATCACCAATGATGTCAGCGGATATTGTGACCAACACCGACAGCAGCATGCTGGTGACGGCTGGCGGAGTTATCAGGCAGGAAAGAGCAGACAAGAACGTGGTTATGGGCGGTCCTGGGAAATCATACGGGAGCGTACTGGATGAAAAGGAATACCAGACGGCCAGAATCACGCTGGCACAAAGTACGGCCCGCGAACTGTTACAGGCACAGGCAGCTGCAATGTCTGCCCCTCTGATTGATATCGCCGGGACGGTTGATCCGCTGGCAGAACTGCGCAATCAACTGGCCGAGCGTCAGTCACTGCTGCAGGCGTTTTACCAGAACGATGCGATCAACAAAGAGCAGTACGAACTGTTGAAGCAAAAGGCGGATAAAGATTCCGCTGATGCGCAGTACCAGACGGCGGTGGAGCTTTGTAAGTCGCAGGGAAACCTGAACAGCCTCGCCATTGGCCTGATGGAAACCACCCAGGAGCGAACCTCCAACATGCTGACCGGCATGCTGAATGGTACACAGACACTCCGGGACGGGATGATTGGGTTATTTTCCTCCCTGACACAGTCGGTGATTAAAAACCTTGTCGATATGGCAGCGCAGGCGCTGATTACCAACACCATCCTGAAATCCATTAAATGAAATACTGACGTCGCTGTCCGGGCTGTCTACATCCGGAAGTAAATTGCCTTTTTTTAGCAGTAAAAATACGTTGATGTTGACGGACCTGACGACGACAGGACGGGCTTTGATTGCTAAAAGCTCAATAAATGAAATTCTCACATATCTTGGTTTAGTAGAAACGATAAAACTGGCAGCCGGAGCGCTGCCAGTAGCAGGAGGTAATTTACAGGGACAAATTTCCTTTTCATTATTGCAATCCAGAAATGACGCTAACCACTTAATATACAGCAATGATGATAGCGGAATACTGGCTTGCGGATATGG